ACAATGATTCACGCTCGATTTTCCCATCGCGCCTGCGTTCTGTCTACCCCCTTTTGCGAAAATCTTTTTTCCGCTTCCCCCGCAAGCCTTGATAGGCTTGGGTTCCAAACGTGATGCGTCACGGCTGGGCTACACCGTGATCTCGTAGCCTGGCAACGCTGGGGCCTCGTCCTCGATCCGCCTGCCTCGCACCCATACGTTGCTCCCCACTGTCGCCTCTCCGGCTACGCGCTGGAGCCCCCCTCCTGGGTATTCGACAGTGTAGGTGCCGTCGGCGTGTACGGCGATCACCGTGGCCCAGAGCAGGGGGGATTGCGGGAGCAGGTTGCGCCAGGCGGCCCAGCGGTTATCGGTCTGCTCGCCTATCCGCACTGTCTGCACGACGGTGCCGCCCCAGGTGGCGCTGATCTGTACGCTGTTGACGACACCCCGAATCTCGCTGCCGTCGTCTATTTGGAGGGCGAGCATGTCGCCGACGGCGGACAGGGGGATGTCCTGGCCGAGGGGTAGGGTGATGGCGACTACCTTGGGCTGGCGTTGTTGTGCGGCGAGCAGGCGGGTGCCGAGGATGCGGGCGGCGTCGACGCTGGTGATGCACACGTGGCTGGCCACGGGCAACAGCAGGTCGCCGGCAGTGCCCTCGCGGACTACGCGGGCGAGGATGCCGCCGGACTCGCCGCCATTGACGTAGACAGCGTTTGCCTGGGCGGGGCGGTTGGCGGCGTAGCTCAGGGAGCGCAACACGCTTTCGGAGAGCGTCAGCGTCGGATCGGCAGCGTCTTAATTCCACGGGGCGACCGGGTAGCGCGGCTGGATGTGGATGCTGCGCTCGGCGGTGGCTGGAATCAGGACGAGACCCGTGCCCTGGGCGGCGGCCTGCAGGATCTGGATCGGGGTCTGTGCGCTCCAGGTGAGCGCCCCGGCGGGCAGCAGCCAATCCGGGGTGTCGGCGTCCCAGGTGAGGGTCCAGGAGTCATCCAGCGGGAGTTGCTCGAGCATGGCCTGCTGGATGGTGCGGGCGTTCTCGAGGTATCCGGAATCCGGCAGGTAGTAGGGCGCTGCAAGCTCGGCTGTGAGGCCACGTCCACTGGCGCGGATGCCGTTGCTGCCGTGGCGGCGCTCGAGCGGGATCTCCTCGACGATCAGGTGCCAGGGCGGATGGCCGTCGATGGTGGCCTGCAGGGTCACCGGCTCGCCCTCCGCGGAGGGCATGACCAGGTCGCGGGCGGCGGTGCCGAGCAGGGTCGCTGACCAGGTCCAGGCCCAGCTGTCGGCGTCGATGCCGAGGGTGATCTCGGAGGCTGGGACGGGCTGGCCGTCGCTGAGGCGGATCAGGGAGAGATTGTGGATCATGCGGTAGCCCCGCTGGGGATAGACGATGCGCTGGACGGTCGCCGGGCCGGGGCATCCGCGGCCCAGGTGCAGGGCTGTGCCCTCCAGGGGCCAGCCGAGGCAGAGATGCGTGCTGCCGATCTGCGAGCCCGTACCGCCGCCGCCAGGGGGCGGTGGGAGCACGCCGACACCGATGCATGGGGGTAGCCGGCGTGGCGCCAGATCTCGATCTGTCCGGTGCGCAGCGGGTCCCCGTCGCCGATGTCGAGGCTGACCCGGGCGGGCAAACAGGCGGGTGCCGCGCCAGGGCTCTCGGTGTGCGCCCAGAGCAATCGGCAGGCCGATCCAGAGGCCGCTGACAACGGACTCCTTGCGGGCGGCATCACGCCAGGCGTCGCGCCCGCCGGCAATCCTAAGTGCTGCCCCTCGCCAGCTCGCGTCGGACTCTCCGATCTGGCGCAGAGCAGCGCGCCAAGCCGGGCCGCAGGCGTGCAGCGCCCGCTCGGACGGACGCCAGGCAGCGACGGCGGCGCCGGTGGCGCGCGGCCTTGGTGCCCAGGTCAGCCGACCCGAAGCGAGACCGATGGCAGATGAGCGCCAGGCGGCAGCGGCCCCGAGTGTGCGCCGCAGCCCAGGATCCCAGGCATCTCGGGCCGGTCCGACGACACCGGAGAGCAGGTTGGGGTCGTAGCCGATGCGCCCGCTTGCGCGTGGCGCGGCGGTGGTTGCGGCCAGTCGAGCGCGGGTGCCGCGTGCTAGGTGGCCATGCGCCGATGGGGCCGCTGTACTGCCCGCGAGCACGACTTGGCGATCGCCGAGGACCGGGGGCGTCCAGCCAAGGTGCAGGTCGGTCGCTCCGACCTCGGTGCCGGAGACGCCCAGGTGCAGGTCGGTGGCACCGACCTCAGTGGCCTGAACCCCGCCACCCCCAGGCTCTGTACCGTGCTCGAGGCGCCCGCTCGCGCTGGGGGCGGCGGTGGACCCGGCCAGGCGTACCCCTGCGCCATGCGCCAGTCGCCCAGAGGCTGCAGGGGCTGCAGTACGGCCCACGAGCACGGCATGGCGGTCGACCGGGGCCGGGGCCAATCCCGCCCAGGTGCAGGTCGGTGGCGCCGACGACGGTGGGTGAGTCGCCGAGGTGGAGGGCCGTGCTGCCCGGCGGCTCGCCGGCCACGGATCAGCCCTCTGTGATCGTCAGGGCGGTCGCGATCAGGTAGGCACCGGCGACGCAGGCCGTGTCATCCAGCTCGAGCGCCTCGCCTGAGTCCGTGGCGCCGACATCCAGGTCGCAGATAACGGCGGCGGCGCTATCGCGGACGCGCGCCCAGGTGGCGGTCCCGTCGGCCAGGATCAGGGCATTGGGCGGTAGCGGGTCCGCCGTCCATACCCCGTCCGCGGCACTGCCTGCTGGGGTCGGTAGCCCGAAGGCGGCGATCAGGGTCTGGGTCGTGATGGCATCGTCGGCGCTGGCCGGGCGAGTACCTGCATATACAGAGATGGTGCCCCCGTCGAGCCAGGCCGCGAGCAGGCTGGCCCGGGACTGGCGGCGGGCGGCGGCGAATCCGAGTTGGGCGCTCATGTGGCGAGCTCCGGGGTCACGTAGTCGGCCGCGGCGGCCTGAACGGGGCCTGTCCCGTGGTCGAACGAAACGATGTAATACCCCTTCTCGATATATGCCAGGTCGCGGATCTCCCAGTCGCCGGCTTCATCGGACCACGTTTGTCGAATGAATTCTCCGGTCTTTCGCAGGTATGCCCGGACCATATAGCTACCCGGCGCGCCCAGCTCGTCGACCGTCCCGGTAATGCGATAGGGGCCGCCGCGAACGACATCCCCAAGAGCCACGAAGCCGCCGATAATGGCGAGACTCATCGCCACGGTCCCTCGAGGAGAAATGCGGCCGCGCCATAGGTGAGCGAGTTGAACAGCCCGCATTTGAGGACGATCATCGGAGAGCCGCCGGATGGCGGTGCCGCGATGTACCCGTTGGCTACGGACGGTGTTTGCAGGATTTGCACGAGGCCAGGCATGGTTCCGCGAACCGTATTGTTCTCGTCGATGGTGAGCGGGTATTGCCCGAGCAGCGCGGACCCCTCCGGATTCGGGTAGTCGTATCCCCCTTGCCCAAGATAAGAGGTTATCCGGTGGCCACGCATGGCCACCTGGATAGCCTGGGTGACCTGGTCGTACGAGCGGGCCATCCATCGCCCGCTCGTCGATCCATTGGCATGGGCAAAATAGGTGCCGCAGACGTTCTGCGGCGCTCCCGGATCGTAGTGTGTGTAGATGCAGTGGTAAGCATCGTTGCTCATCTGCGGGAAGATGTCGCCGAAGCAGACGATCGAGCACGATGCATCGCCGGAATCGGTTTTGACTTGCCGGTAGAATAGGCTCTCGTCTCCGATGAGATGCCACTCATTGGCGGTGCCACCGGCGCTGGCATGCTTCCGCCACATCGAATCACCGAACTGTCCGTCCCAGGTGTCGATGCCTGTCATCGACTCCACCGCGGTCGCACGGACGTTCTCGCCGTACGTGTTCCAGCCGGCATAGGTGTTCGTGTCGTCGATGCGCAGCAGCATGCCGGTTGCCGACAGCTCGGAGGACCGATAGGCGGCCAGGTTGGTGCCGCTGAACGCCTTGCTCCAACCGAGCGGTGCCCGCTTGGCGGTGATGGTCCCGCTCGCGGCGCCGTCGGCCACGCCCGGGCAGGCGAAGGTGAATGTGTTGGTATCCGCCGAGGCGAGCCGCCACTGGCCGTTGAGCCCTGCTGCCGTGGCTCCGGCGATCTCGATGACGGGGCCGACCAGGCCGCCGATCATCTCGAATCCATGGCCGGTGCTGAGGGTCCCGGTAGCGACCTCGCCGGAGACGGCCAGGCTGTCGAGGGTCACCGAGCCGAAGCCGGTTACGAGGCAGGCATCGAGCAGTGCGATAAGGGCGCAGGCGTCGCTGGTGAGCTCCGGCGCGCCGGCTATGGTCGAGTCGAAATACTTGACGGTGGTGTCTGGCATCTTAGGCGTCCACGTTCCCGATCAGGAGCAGCTCGACTGAATCCGAGTCCGGGCTCGGGTCCGATGGCTGCACGGCCCGCACGGCATCGACCGGCCAGCAGGCGCCGGCGACGTTGAAGCGCAGGCAGTTGCCGGCGGACCAGCTCCCGCCCCAGCCGCGGTAGTCGATGGTGAAATAGATCTCGTCGGTGAGCTGGTTGACGGGGGCGAAATCGGTGTTGATGTCACCGGACCCGACAAATCCGAGCTGCTCGCCGATCACGTCGAAGGTCGTCGACGTCTTGAACTTGACGAGGAAGCGATCCGGGTAGGCCCCAGCGTTGGTGACCGCGATCGGGTACAGGGCCGAATTGTAGCTGGCCAGCGGCTGGTCGCCGATGCGCGTGTCGCTCCACTCTCCGGTCCAGGTCGACTGCTCGAACATGTGGCTCACTTTGGCCTGCAGGGTGCCGATGTAGAGCACCCCGGAGGCGTAGGCATTACCATCCGCTGGCATGACATGGGAGAGCGGGCGCAGGCAGGTCAGGCGCCCGGCGATGTCAACGTCGCGCAGGCGCTGCAGGTCCGCGACGGTGTGATAAAGGGTGTAGGGCGCCGTGTAGCCGGTGAGGTCGAGCGGGTCTGCCATGGTGACGGTGCCGGCCTCGCGGTCGACGGTGTAGAGGGTGTCGCAGGGCAGGCGCAGCCCGTCGGCGTCCTCGATAACGGCCCGGTACAGGCGCGGGCGTCCGCAGTCGATGACCTCGCCGGCGAGCAGGGTGCTCTTGGCGATGCTGCCGGTATGGTGGACCAGGGCGAGCATGCCGGTGCGGTAGATCTGCGCCTTGCCGTCGACCGGCAGGCGCGCGGCGTCCAGGCCGAGCAAGGAGGAGTCCGGCGGCAGGGTGGTTTGGGCGATGGCGTTGTAGGCGATGACCTCCTGCCCCGGCTGGATCATGCTCATGTGCTGGGCGAACTGGCCGTCCGCGCCCGGCTTGGCCTGCTTGGGCAGCTTGGCGAGCACGCCGTCGGCGGCCTCCGGGGTAACGCCCTCGCTGCCGGCCAAGGCGACGGCGGCGGGGAGCCGGTCCTCGGCCTCCTCGCTGCCGAGGATGGCGAAGATGCGCGCGTTCTCGGCCTTGGCGCCTTCCTGCTTGGCATCCGAGCGGATCTTGTCGATGGCGGCGACGGCCTGCGCTTCCGAGGCATCGCCCGGCAGGCCGAGGGCCGTGCAAACGGCCTCTGGAATCGTCACTGCCGACGCACAAACATATTTCCCGCGGCCGCTATGCGGCGAATCGTTGGATAACCAGGTCGCCGCCTTGTAGAAAACGGCATCGAAGGCACTCTCTGGGGCAAAGAGAACGTCATAATGGGTGCTTGGCGCACGCCAGACAATAGTCTTGCGCCACCT